GGTATAGATTATAACGAAATAAAACCAAATATTACATTCAAAAATACAGGTTCTACAATTGATGGAAAATATGTAGTAATAGCCCCACATGGGTCTGCTCATGCTAAATATTGGAACCACCCAGGAGGTTGGCAAAATGTTATTGATTATCTAAATAGTAAAGGTTATAAAGTTGTAATGATTACTAAAGAGCCTTTAGGAGACCAATGGCATGATTCCAAATTAGGAGGAACATTAACTGGAGTAATTGATAAAACGGGAGATTATTCTCTATCTGAAAGAGCTAATGATATGATGAATGCCGAATTTTTTATAGGTATAGGTAGTGGTTTAAGTTGGTTGAATTGGGCATTAAATAAAAAAACAATACTAATATCAGGATTTAGTGCTCCATTTAGTGAATTCAAAGATTGCGAAAGAATATTTACCCCTGACCCTAATATTTGTAATAGTTGCTATAATAAAGAAAGGTTAGATGCTGGAGATTGGGAATGGTGTCCTAAAAATAAAAACACAGATAAACAGTTTGAATGTACTAAATCTATTCATCCTAGATTAGTAATAGATGCTATTGAAAGAATAAAAAATAGTTAATATTTATAACTAAAATAATAATTAATATACTACTTTTAAATAAAGTAAATTTTAACAAATAATTTAATATTTATAACAAGATGGAAAAAAAGGTTCTAACAGAAGAAGAAATTAAAAATTTAAAAGATTTAAAATCTCGCTTTCAACAATTAACAGTTGTTTTAGGAGAAACAGAAATTCAAATGATGAATTTAGAATTTACAAAAAATAATTTAAAGCAACAATTTGCTGATATTCAATCCCAAGAAGTAGCTTTAGCTAAAGAACTAGAAGAAAAGTATGGTAAAGGAACCATTTCTTTAGAATCTGGTGAGTTTTTACCAACCGAATAGAATTTTGAAAAACTTTAATATATTTATCATAAAACAAACATAAAATGGCAGAAACATTATTATCACCAGGTGTATTAGCAAGAGAAAATGATTCATCTCAAGTTACCGCCCAACCAGTACAAGCAGGAGCCGCAATTATAGGTCCTACAGTATTAGGTAAAGTAAATATTCCAACCTTAGTAACAACTTATAGTGAGTACTTAGCTAATTTTGGTAGTACTTTTTCTAGTGCTTCTGATGAGTATAGCTTTTTAACATCAATTTCAGCATATAATTACTTCCAAAATGGAGGTACTTCTTTAATTGTAACTAGAGTAGCATCAGGATCATTTAGTCCTGCATCTTCTTCTAAAGTAGAAGGTAATACTGGTTTAGTTGGTGGAGCTCAATCATTCACAACATCATCTTTTAATGCTACAGGTTCTGTAGGAGGAACAGTTACAGGTGTTACTGCTTCAGCAACAGACGGAGTAGGAAGTGGAGCAGAATTTACATTTGTATTAGCTAATTCAGAATCCTTAGCTTCAATTACAGTAACTTCAACAGGTTCAGATTATGCCTCAGGAGAAATACTTACATTTACCTCAGAATCATTAGGATCATCTTTACCATTAGGTACAAATTTAACATTAACTTTAGCTAGTAGTAATATCCAAGAAGGTGATAACATATTTACGTTAGAAACTTTAGCTGAAGGTACAGTAATGAATAGTACTTCTACAGAAACAACAGGAGGAGTTCTACCATCAGGATCAACCAATAACATAAGATGGGAAATTACCTCTCCAAACACAGCAAGAGGTGTATTTACAGTAGTTATTAGACAAGGTAATGATACAACAAAATCTAAATCAGTATTAGAATCATTTACTAATGTTTCTTTAGATCCTAAAGCATCAAATTATATTGCTAGAGTAATTGGTGATTCTACACAAAACTTATTAGGAGCAGGTTCATCTGATCCATACCTACAAGCAACAGGTTCATTCCCAAATGCTTCAAGATACGTAAGAGTAAAAGAAGTAAATGTTAAAACACCAGATTATTTTGATAGTAATGGAAATGTAAATGCCGCTTACACAGGTTCAATTCCAGTAGCTCAAAGTGGTTCATTTGGAGATGCAGTTGGTAATATTACAGGTGCTGGAGATAATTTTTATGCAAACATTAGTAATACCGATACTCAGGGATTAACAGGTACTAATTACACGGATGCAATTAACTTATTATCAAACGCGGATGAATATGTTTATAACATAATCACAACCCCAGGATTGATATATGCTAATGCTGATCATGCAACTCCATTAAATACATTAATCTCAAACACTGAAAATAGAGGAGATGCAATTACAGTAATTGATCTTGAAAATTACGGTTCAACAATTACAGCAGTTTCATCAACAGCAGCAAGTTTAGATACTTCATACGGTGCTTCATATTGGCCTTGGGTACAAATTACAGACCCAGATACAGCACAATTAGTGTGGGTACCAGCCGGAACATTAATTCCAGGAGTTTATGCTTATACTGATAGAGTAAGTGAGCCATGGTTTGCACCAGCAGGTATTAATAGAGGTGGATTAGGAACAGTAAGACAAGCTGAAAGAAAATTAACACAAGCAAATAGAGATACTTTATATGTTAATAAAGTAAATCCAGTAGCAACATTCCCAGGACAAGGTGTTACAGTATTTGGACAGAAAACTCTCCAAACACAAGCAAGTGCCTTAGATAGAGTAAATGTTAGAAGATTATTAATTGCTCTTAAATCTTATATTTCTCAAATTTCTGATAATTTAGTATTTGAGCAAAATACAGCAGCTACAAGAAACCAATTCTTAAGTCAAGTAAATCCATATTTGGAATCAGTACAACAAAGACAAGGATTGTATGCATTTAAAGTAGTAATGGACGCTACTAATAACACACCAGATGTTATTGATAGAAACCAGTTAATAGGTGCTATTTATTTACAACCTACTAAAACTGCTGAATTTATTTACTTAGATTTCAATATTCTTCCAACTGGAGCAACTTTCCCGTCATAAGAATTTAAAGAATTAATATTTATAACTGAATAAAAAAAATAAACACAAAATAAAATGGCAGTATTAGATCCGAACGAAATATTTTTCACAGCATTTGAACCAAAACAAGCTAATAGGTTTATCATGTATGTAGATGGAATCCCATCATATATGATTAAAGAGTTTGGAGAAGTGAAAATCGAACAAGCAGAAGTTACTTTAAACCATATTAATGTACAACGTAAAGTTAAAGGTAAATCAACATGGAGTGATGTAACAATGAAACTTTACGATCCAATCACACCATCAGGTGCTCAAGCAGTAATGGAATGGGTAAGATTACACCACGAATCAGTAACAGGTAGAGATGGTTACTCTGATTTCTATAAGAAAGATGTAACTGTAAATGTATTAGGTCCTGTTGGTGATGTTGTTTCTGAATGGATTTTAAAAGGTGCATTTATTAAAGATGCTACTTTTGATGGATTTAATTGGGATACAGATGCTCAAGCACAATCTATTAGTTTAACATTAGCAATAGATTACGCAGTATTAAATTTCTAAAAAAACTGTTAAATATTTTTAAAGAGAGCTTGGCTTATGTCAAGCTCTTTTGTATTGTTAGTATGTATACACGTATTAAAGTTATAACAAATAAAAATTATGAGTGAAGAAAGTTTTAAGTTTCCAACCGAAACAATTGAATTACCCTCAAAAGGGTTAATTTATCCCGAAGACAACCCCCTATCAAGTGGTAAAATTGAAATGAAGTATATGACTGCAAAGGAAGAAGATATTCTTTCAAATCAATCATATATCCAAAATGGAACAGTTTTAGATAAACTAATGAAATCTTTAATTGTAACAAAATGTAATTATAATGACCTTATTGTAGGAGATAAAAATGCAATTATGATTGCAGCTCGTGTCTTAGGATATGGTAAAGATTATAAATTTGAATATAAGGGTGAAGAAGTAGAAGTTGATTTAAGTACTTTAGAAAATAAAGAATTTGATGAAAATTCTATTACTAAAGGATTAAATGAATTCCAATATACATTGCCTAATTCAGGTACAGAAATTACATATAAATTGTTGTCTCATAAAGATGAAATGGCAATAGAAGCTGAAATTAAAGGTCTGAAAAAAATCAACAAAAAAGCAGACCCAATGATTTCTACTCGTATGAAACAAATGATTCTTTCTGTAAATGGAGATTCTGAACGTAAAACAGTACGTGAATTTGTAGATACATACTTCTTAGCGATGGATGCTAGAGCATTTAGAAAACACATTGCTTCACACCAACCAGACGTAAATTTATTAACAACAGTGGAATTAAATGACGGTGAGGAGGACGTTGAAATTCCAATTACTGTTAACTTTTTTTGGCCTGACGCAAACCTATAGAATTTCATTATTCGCCCAGATCCATGAGATAGTGTTTCATGGAAATGGAGGGTATGATTGGCATACCGTATATAACATGCCTATTTGGCTTCGTAATTTTACATTTAAAAAAATGAAAGAACATTACGATAAAGAAGCAGCAGAAATGAAAAAAGCACAGGGTAAAACCTCAACAGGAAATACTGTTATAAATTCTGAGGGTAAAGTTGAAGCTCCCCAACATTTAAAAACAGCAAAAAAATCTCCAACATATACAGCGAAGGCATCAAAGAAATGATGCCTTCCTATATTTATAACTAAAATACCTAATGGCTATAGGCGACGATTTAAATAATGCAAAAAAGAATGCTCAAGATCTTAATAAAGAACTTGATTCATCTAAATCTAAATTTAGTGATCTTAGGGATACTTTAGAAAGTATTAATGGAGAATTAGGTAAAAAAGTAAATAGATTAGCAGATGCTAGAAAAGCATATACTTCTCTTGGAAGTATAGCACAAAAACTCCAATCACAAGAAGAAGGCTCAGTACGACTTTCAGATCAACAATTAGATAAATTAGCGTCAAAAGCAGCAGAACAAAAAAAAGAAATAGCAAGAGCTGCTAAAAATTTAGCAATTGAAAAAACTTTAGCTAAAACAGGAAAAAGTGTATTTGAATTAAATGGTGCTGCTTTTGAGCAAGCTATTGAAAGTTTAAAAACTCGTGAGAAATTAACAGAAGAAGAAGAAGCTTTAATTAGAGGTAAAAAAGATGGTTTTTCAATTGAACAAGAAACAGTTAATGCAGTCCAAGAAGAAGTTGGTAAACGAAAACAAGCAAATAAACTATTAGGTACATCAGGTGAACTCTTAAAGGGTATAAACTCTATAGCAGGGAATTTTGGTAAAGCTTTTGGTCTTGATGAAGTCCAAAAGAAAATGCAAGAAACAGCTGATGAAGTTGTTGAAATGGAAAAGGGTTTTGGTAAACTTCGAGTTGCCGCTGCTGGATTTGGAGAAGCATTTAGTCAATTAGGAAATAACTTACTTTCCCCTACTGTATTACTTACTAATATGGTAATAGGTTTTAATAAAGTAGATAAAGCCGCAACAGATTTCCAACAACAAACAGGCCAAGACTTAAATACAATGTCTACATCATTAGCTCAGTTTAATGGTGGTTTAGTTACATCTGCTGAATTAATTGAAGCAGCTAGTGATGTAACTAAAGAATTTGGTATAAATGCCACAGCAGCATTTGATATGGAAAACATTGGAGAAATTGCTTCAATGAAAAAAGAAATGGGATTAGCTGGAAACGAAGCAGCTAATTTAGCACGTTTATCTAAAGTAAATGGTGGTAATATTGAAGCCCAAAATAAAGCCATTATGAGTGGTATTAATGCTGGGAATAGACAAAATAGAACAGCTGTAGCTCATGGTACAGTATTACGAGATGTAGCTAATGTATCCGAAGCTATTGCTATTAGTTATGCAGGTTTCCCAGATAAACTAGCAGAAGCAGCTACAGCTGCAAGAGGTTTAGGAATGGATCTTGGTAAACTTGATAATATTGCAGGTGGTTTGTTGGAGTTTGAAACTTCAATTGCATCAGAAATGGAAGCTGAATTATTAACAGGCCGAGCATTAAATTTAGAAAAAGCAAGAGAGCTTGCATTAAATAATGACCTTGCAGGGGTAGCAAAAGAATTAGCTAATCAAGGTATTACATCAGCCAACTTTAGTAAAATGAATCGTATTCAGCAAGAAGCACAAGCTAAAGCAATGAATATGAGTAGAGAAGAAATGGCTAAAATGTTATTGCAACAGGAAATGAATAATGGACTGTCAGAAGATGCTTTAAATGATGCCCAAAAAGCTACTCTTGAAGACATGAAACGAGTAGATGCTCAAGAAAAATTTGCTACTGCAATTGCAAAACTACAACAAGCATTATCTCCTATAGTAGGATTCTTTGCTGATATATTATCAAATAGTGTTGTTATCTATAGTATAATGGGGGTTGCCTTAGTATCTAAAATTCCTGCATTAGTTGGTGGGTTTAAATCTTTTAAGGATAATTTAAGTAGTGGGTTTGATAGTATTAAAGGTATAGCT